AAACTATCTTGGTTCTTGTTTTTTAAAGATTGCTACACACTTGTCATATAAACCAAACTTNGTTAACTATATGTTNCGTGATGATATGATATCTGATGGCATTGAGAATTGTGTTCAATATATCCATAACTTTGATCCAGAGAAGTCTCGTAATCCTTTTGCATACTTTACTCAGATCATACACTATGCCTTTCTAAGACGCATACAGAAAGAGAAGAAGCAATTAGATATAAAGAATAAGATCATTGAAAAGACAGGATTTGACGAGGTTATGCACGTTGATGAAGGAGGGGCCTTGACAGGAGCAATGTCTGAGTATAATACAATTAAGGATAATATTGCACAAAAGAAAAATAGATGAAACTTGCCATTATAACTGATACCCATTACGGTGCTCGTAAAGGGTCAAAGCATTTGCATGATTATTTTGAGTTGTTCTATAAGAATATATTCTTCCCATCATTAGAAGCAGAGGGAATAGACACTATCATTCATATGGGTGATATATTTGATAGTCGTAAGTCGATTGATTACTATAGTCTTGAATGGGCTAAGAGAGTTGTATTTGAACCAATGAAGAAGTATAAGGTTCATGCAATCACAGGAAACCATGATTGTTACTACAAAAATACAAATGAAATCAATTCACCTGAGTTACTTCTTTGTGATTATGATAATATTACAACATACTCTAGTGCACAAGATATAAAGATAGATGGATTAGATATTCTTTTATTACCTTGGATAAGCACTGATAATTTTGATGAAAGTCTATCAAAAATTAAGAAATCCAAATCTAAAGTTGCTATGGGTCACTTAGAGTTGAATGGATTCAGAGCACACCGTGGTCATGTCATGGAAGATGGTATGAAGATTGATGCCTTTAATAAGTTTGATAAAGTATATTCTGGGCATTATCATACAAGATCTGATGATGGTAGAATATTTTACTTAGGTAATCCATATGAGATGTTCTGGAATGATGTGAATGATCCAAGGGGGTTTACCCTATTTGATACAGATACTCTCGAACATACTTCAATTAACAATCCTTATAAATTATTCTATAACGTGTATTATGAAGATACTAATCATCAGTTGTTTAATACTACTGAATATGAGAATAAAATTGTAAAAGTTATTGTTCGTAAAAAGTCTAGTCCAAAGGAATTCCAGAAATTTATTGATAAGTTATATCGTGCAGGAGTTCAAGACTTAAAGATTGTAGAGAACTTTGCAATCGTTGAGAATGAAGATTTCGATATTGATGAGGATGAAAATACAATCTCGATCTTGAATCGTTACATTGATGAAGCAGAGATTGAGTTTGATAGAGGAGTTGTGAAAGGTATTTTCCGTGACCTGTACAAACAAGCCTGCGAGGTAGAGTAATGTATCTATTAACACTCAAGCACCGTAAAGCGGATGGAGCATATGCTGTTGCAGATAAGCAAGGTGATAGAGTTCTATTTCTATTTGAAGAGGAGGATGATGCAGAGAGATATGGTTTGATGTTAGAGGAAGATGGTCATAGTAATATGGAAGTTATCGAAGTTGAAGATGAACTTGCCATAAAGACCTGTAGGATGTATAATTATAAGTATGCTGTCATCACACCTGATGACCTTGTGATTCCACCTAGTAATGATAAAGTTCAAGAAGATTAGATGGAAAAATTTTCTCTCAACCGGAGATCACTGGACAGAGATTAATTTTCTAGAAAAAAATACAAACTTAATAATTGGTCATAATGGATCTGGAAAGAGCACTCTGTTAGATGCTCTAACATTTGTTTTGTTTAACAAACCATTTCGTAAGATCAATAAGTCTCAATTAGTAAACACCGTAAATGAAAGAGAGTGTTTAGTCGAACTAGAGTTTGATGTAAATGCAAGAGATTATGTAGTCCGAAGAGGTATCAGACCTAATACATTTGATATAGAGGTCAATGGTTCTCCTTTACATCGACAGGCTGATGATCGATCAAATCAGAGAATACTTGAGGATAATATTCTAAAAGTAAACTACAAGTCATTTACACAGATTGTCATACTTGGAAGTAGCACCTTTGTTCCTTTCATGCAATTAAATGCACCTAATCGAAGAGAAGTTATAGAAGATCTTTTAGATATACGTATCTTTTCTTTCATGAATAATCTTTTGAAAGATAAGATTAGACTTAAGAAAGAACAAGTTAGATCTCTTAAATTAAAAAGAGAAAATCTGCATGATAAAATAAAAATGCAGGAAAAATTTATTACAGAGATAGAGAATCGTAGTAAAGAAGATATTAAAAGTAAGAAAGAAAAGATTAATGAATTAATTAAAGAATCTGACAACTGTGTAAACACTAATGAAGAGTTGGAAAATGAAGTTTCTGATTTAATAAAGGAGCAAGAAAAGGTCACAGGTGCAGATAAAAAGTTAAGAAAGTTAAACAATTTAAAGGGAAAATTATCTAATAAAGTATCTACTATTACAAAAGAACACAAGTTCTTTACGGATAATACGGTATGTCCTACATGCACTCAGGATATAGAAGAAGACTTTCGATTAAATAGGATTAAGGATGCTCAAAGTAAAGCCAAGGAGTTGCAAACTGGTTATCAAGAACTAGAAAAAGCAATTAAAAACGAAGAGGATAGAGAGCGTCTTTTCACCACACTCACAAAGGAGATTACTAAACTCAACAATGATATTTCTCAAAACAATACTCGAATCTCTGGATTTAATAGACAGATCAGAGATTTGGAATCAGAAATTCAAAAATTTACCGAACAACTTAAGAACAGAAATATTGAGCATGAGAAACTAAACGAGTTTAAGGAAAGTCTTCAAAAAACAGATGATCAATTATCTGAGAGGAATCAGGATATTGTTCATCATGATTTTGCATATTCTCTTTTGAAAGATGATGGTGTGAAGACTAAGATAATTAAAAAGTATCTACCACTTATCAATCAGCAGGTTAATCGTTATCTGCAGATGATGGATTTCTATATCAATTTTAAATTGAATGAGGAATTTATTGAGACAGTAGAGTCACCAATACATGAAGATTTTTCATACTCATCATTCAGTGAAGGTGAGAAAATGCGAATTGATTTGGCCTTATTGTTTACATGGAGAGAGGTAGCAAGAGTCAAGAACTCTGTCAATACAAATCTATTAATTATGGATGAAGTATTTGATAGTTCTCTTGATGGATTTGGTGTTGATGAATTTATGAAGATAATTCGTTTCGTAATTAAAGATGCAAATATCTTCGTTATCTCACATAAGTCCGATTTGCACGATAAATTCGATCATTTAATCAAATTTAGCAAGGAAAGAGGGTTTAGTAAAAGAGTAGATAAAAGTGCATCATAAATATTTTTAATGATTATTATTAACACATGTTATCTACCCAATATCGTCTTCGTCTGGAAGGCATATGCAAAGCAATCGCAGCAGGAACTGAAGTCACAATAGAAGATATGATATGGGCTGAAAAACTTTCAAAAGCAAATACGAGTGCAAGAGGCATGTTGAGAACAGCAAGAAGAATGAATATAAATCCGAACGAGTCTTTTCTGAATAACTTGAATATAGGAGACCCCGATTCAAGTAATCATAAAAGGGGTTTTGGAGGAGCAGAAGATATCGCTGATTGGTTTAGACCTGATAGACCTGATGATTGGAGACAAAGAGACTAGTGAAAATTGATACGCAAGGAATGTCCTATGGGACAGGTAAGGGTGGTGGGAAAAGCATTGAAGAACAACGTGCTGCACTTCCTGATGTAGTACCAAAACAAATTAACATAATATCTGATGCTCTTAAGCAGGAGTTAAAAGATCTTATAAACGAAGTATTAGATGAGAGGGACAGTTAAAAAAGTGTCCACTTGATCCTTTCAAGCGAAGGGTTACTTGTTATACTGGATATATCAGACAAGGAACCCCATGACAATCAAGAACGAAATTAAATCACAACTAGCAAAACTACTTGCTACAGAAGATCTTATTGTAGAGCACAAGAGAGTTGAGACTGCACAGTTTGATGTTTACTCTAGAGTTCTCACTCTACCTGTCTGGGATGCAAGTGAGTATGTGTATGACATGCTTGTAAGTCATGAGGTTGGACATGCATTATACACTCCTAACAGAAACTGGATCTTAGAAGAGGGTTATCAAATGAATCCTCAGTTCGTTAATATTGTTGAAGATGCTCGTATTGAGAAGTTGATGAAGCGTCGTTATGAGGGTATCTCAAAGACTTTTTATAGAGGATA